AGAGCAATATGTGGGTAAATCTGGATTATACGGAAAGCTGCCAACGTCTAGCTCTTTGTTAAAGTTCCAAACCTTACCCTCAAAAACAGAAAATTTTGCACCAAATTCTTGATCAAATAATTCTTTTGACATATTTCTTTTTCTTTCAGAGATAGCAGGATCACTTAACCCCAGGGGGAACTCGTACTGATTAATCCAAGATGGTGAAGTGTGACTTTCCCATAATGGATCTTCTGAGCCGAGTTTAAATAAGTCGTATATCCAATTCCTTCCTTCTGGCGTTGTAATAAAAATAACTTTACCCTTTCTACCTGCTACAGTTGGGGATAAATACATATCCCAAATCTTTTTATTCATTTTGGCAACCTCATCTATTACAAGTAGGTCAAGCCCCTCCCCCACCAGGCTTGAGGGATTATCTGCTGACATACCTTCTACGATAGTTCCCCACTTGAATCTAATATACATATCTTTTTCTGATGCTTTATCAACATCTTCAGGGTGACCTATAACCATTCTTTGCCAAATTTCACGAAATATAAGCCTAGCTTTTTTGTAAGACATACCAACAACCCATACACGCTTGTTTGGCTGCGATGCTACATAAGTTGCTTCCATAGCACTAGCCCAGGTTTTTCCAAATCTTCTGCCGCATACTACAACTTGGAACCTGGCATCCCTTTTTTGGGGATAGTGCAAGGGCAACTGACCATTGTGCGGTTTATAACCTAAATATTCAAACCACTTTTTCTTAAATTCGTAATTTTTTTCTTGCATTAGATTACTTAACTAACTTACATTATAGCGTAACTTTAATGCAAGGTAAATTCT